TATGTTTCAAGACGTCCACCCCCTTCTCACTCTTGATAACATCGAGAGTATAGTACCTGAGGACTTTATGTACATATACCCAAGATGGAACGACGAGGCAGAATATGTTGAGGGTGCTAAGGTAAAGCATGAAGGAGAAGTCTGGATAGCTTTAGTTGACAATGTTAATGTCGAACCTTCCGATGAGACTTTAGACACCTGGGGAAGATATAGTTATCTTTCTGATTATCTTACCCGAATAACAAAAGCTGGTATTACAAAAGCTGTTCAGACGTTTCTTCGTATGAAGAAACTTAATTATGAAACAAGAGAGCTCTTTGATCGCAAGACATTCTTTGATGGAGCCGCAAGACTTAAAGCAACCATTCCGTCCACGCACAAACTCGTAGGAATGGAGATCATCCCCGTAAGAGCAATGGGCGTTACTATGCAAATTCATAGGATTGGCCTCCAGATGGTTGGGGCTACCGGGAAGATTAAGATGTATCTTTTCCATAGCTCTCAGGGAGCTCCGATTAAGACTTTTGAATTAGACTTCACAAATACTAGCGGGGGATTCCAATGGTTCGACGTAAAAGATCTTTATCTTCCTTATATCAGTGATGGAACTGATGCTGGAGGTGCTTGGTTTCTTTGCTATAACCAGGATGAACTTCCCTTCGGTATGGAGGCACTAAATGTTTCAAAAGATTGGTCTAAAGAACCTTGCGGAACTTGTAATATTGGTTCCATAGAGGTATGGAGGGAACTTACTAAGTATGTTCAGGTTTCGCCTTTCTGTTATCCAGCTCCTGAAGGTTTTGCTGAACATCCTCTTATGTGGGATATAGAAAGAACGATGTACACCAATACAATGAACTATGGTATCAATTGCGAACTCTCTATCGGATGCGATCTTACAGATTTCATCATCGAACAGAGAGGCATATTTGCAGAGGTTATCCAGAAGCAGGTGGCAGCTGATGCTCTTCGTACAATGGCTATGAATCCAGAGGTACGTGTTAACAGGAACCAGTCCAATGTTTCAAGACTTGATATTCTCTATGAACTTGACGGCAATACACAAAGCAGTAAGCCCCAAGGACTTGGTCAAGACCTTAGAAGAGCGTATGAAGCTCTTTCAATTGAAACTAAGGGACTTGATCGCATCTGTTTGAAATGTCACAATGGAGGAGTAAAATACAGAACAGCATAATGGCAGGCTTAGCATCCATATTAGCACTACTTTCTACTGTTGGCGTAATTGAGACAAAAGTAGAGAATGGAGATTATGCTCGTGATGCTGTAACCGAGAAGAAGGATGATATAGTAGAACTCAATGTAGAACAGCTTAATGATAAGGGCGTAAACAGATTGGGGGTATCTATAAACACTTACCGGCCTTATACTCCTTACACTGTTAGACTCAAATCAGAGAAGGGCCAACCCACAGACAGGGTTACTTTGCGTGACACTGGGGATTTTCATCGCTCGTTTGAGTTAATACCTGAGCCTACTATATTTTATATTTCTGCTACTGATGGCAAGACCCCAGAACTAGTTGATAAATATGGTTCTGATATATTTGGCCTTACACCAGATAACATGGGAAAAACAAGTGTGATGATTTACCCCCTTGTTATAGAAGCAATAAAAAAGGAGTTAAAAAATGGCTAATGATGTAGAACAAAGTACTAGCGCTTTAGGAACTATCCTTCAGTCGTTCAATAGCCAATTAAAGAATGAGCTTACTTGGCTTGATAATGCTTTTGGTCCAGCTGAAAGAATTATTAAATCAATAAATGGTAGGAGCTACAAACTCCCCGCTATATACCTCCCTGAGAGACCTGGGAACAATGATTATAGGATGCTTGCTCCTGATGATAAACTCGGGAATTACTCATTCTTCTGGCTCATGGATCCTAAGAGGTATGAGTGGGTGCCACGTATGCAGGGCAGGAGCAAAGCTCCGTTTGCTTTGATATTCTGGGTAGATCTTCGTAAAGTAAGAAAGACTAACGGGACCAGAGATCTTTTAGACTTAGAGGAGAAAACCTTAAAGATCATTAAAGAGATTACTCTTCCCGCTGGAGCTCTTAGAATAGCAAATATATATCGCCTCCCCGAGAATATTTTCAGGGAGTTCACTCTTGATGAGACTGTTAATCAGTTTTTAATGCACCCTTACGGGGGATTTAGATTTGAAGGGGAATTAATATACGACGAACCATGTTAGAAGATGTTTTCTCTTTTTTGGTAATAGCTGTTATATTAGCTTCAGTGATTGCTTTCCTGTATATCCTTTTTAATAAGTGGGATCTATGGGAATTCCTTCAGGTTAATGCTGATGATTGGTTGGAAAGAACTTTTAAGATAGAAACGGACTTATTGAACAGGTTATTCTCCTGTCCCTTTTGTACGATATGGTGGATAAGCGTGATCGTATGTCTGTTCTTAGCTTTTAGTTTCTGGGAGCCTGGTTATTTAGCTATGCCTTTTGTTTCAACTGTTATAAGTAGAAAGCTCTTATGAAAAAAGTAAAACTCGGCAGACACTCTCTTGAGATCTATGATTCCATAGATGAGCTTCCTATGGCGAGATACCATAAGCTAAGCAAGTTTATGCTTATAGATGCTCATATCGGATCTGAGATTGCTGATTTTGATATAAGAGCTGAGAAGATCATACAATATATCAGAACAAATAAGCCTGATCTAGCAGAAAAGGAACTAATGAACATGAGACAGAACGTTCATTTCATTCAGACTGGTGTTTCTCCTAAGGATATGGCTTTTGCAGTTCTTGTTCATAAATTAGATGGCAAACTTATTGATGATATATCAGAAGAGTCTCTTAAGAGAGTCTGTGATGCTCTAGGGGATGTACCTGCTGGGCAAATGATGACAACGATAGAGGCTAGTAAAAAAAAAACTCGACGATGAACTAAAACAATATTTTCCTGCTTTGTTTGATAGTTCATCTGTTAAAGAATACTACTCAAAACTTAAACGCAGGACTCTTCTCGTTCTAGAGAAGCTAGTAAATGGTAAGCTTACCCCGGAGCAGGAGAAAGAATTGAACAATCTCACAGTTGAGATTGAACTTTTTTGTGAGCCTGCGTGTTTCTCCGGTCCAGAAAGTTTAGAGATCCAACAAGATAAACAATATGAGAGCGCTTGTCTTATTATTTCTCAGAGCACTGGTGCTAACCCTAAAGCATTTACTGTTCTGGAGTATTTCAATGCTCTTATGTTTATACGCGAACAGAATAAAAAACAATCTAAAAGAAAGTAGCGATGGAGAATTCTGAACCTATTAAATACTCCGATCTCTTTCAACCTGACGACAGTATAAAACAGCTGAAAGAGGATTTGGCTGATCTTGCTGCTCAGTATCGGGCGTTAATGGATGGTATCAAATCTGAGTCCGCAGGTATTAAGGCTGCTCTCAATTCGGTATCTTCAGCTACATCATCTGGGCGAGAGGAAATAAAAAAAGCCAGTGCGTATGTTGATAAGCTAGCTAAGAAAGAGGCAGATCTTGCTTTTGCTTCGACCGAGACAGCAAAACAGCTTATAGATCTTTCTCAGAAGATACATGATAAGAACTCAGAGATGAAGTTATCTCTCAAGATTAACAAGTCTGCTGAAGGTTCTTATGACAATCTTTCTGCTAGATATTCGAAGATCAAAAAGGCTCTTAATGCCATGACACTTGAAGAGAGAAAGACTACAGAAACTGGTAAGGCTCTTGAAAAAGAGTCTTACGATTTGATGGTTCAGATGAAACAGCTCCAGGAAGCAACAGGCAAACACGTTCTTTCCGTAGGTAATTACGGTGTTGCTACTGCAACAATGGCTTCTGATATTCGTAATGGCATTCAGGCTTTGACCCAGTTGAGAATAGAGATGAGCCAGCTCGAAGAAGAGGGGCAAAAAGGAAGCGACAGATGGGCAGAGCTATCTGAAAAGTCCCAGAGGCTTTCAGCAGACTTAAAAGACTTAAAGAGACAATACCAGATTGTTAAACTGGAAGCCAATGCTTTAGGACAGCAAACTGGTTACCTTAATGATGCTATAGGAGTTCTCTCAACAGGTGCTGGAGGTTTGAGTGCTTTAACTGGTACAATGAAACTCTTTGGAAACAGCGCAGTTGGAGCTGCTCAGTCGTTAGTAGAACTTAATGCTGTTATGGCTATTGCCAATGGCATCTCTCAGATTTATAACGGCATATTTAAACAGGGAAACATCCTGTTATTTATCCGAAATGCTCAACTTAAAGCTGCTACTGTAGCTCAGAATCTTCAGACTAAGTCAACGGTGGCAGCTAAAATAGCTCAGTATGCTCTTAATGCTGCAGCAAAGGCAAATCCTTATATTCTTCTTGCATCAGCAATAGCAGCTGTCGTAGGAGTATTGGTAGCTTTTGTAAGGGCTGGAGCTGAGACAGTAAAAACACAGCAACAGATAAATGCTGAGCTAGAAGCAACTATAGAGTACCTTGCTTATCTTCATAGGGAGACAAAGAGGGGTTACACAGAGAACCAGAAAGCTCTTGAACAAGAGTTGGCAATAGCAAAAGCAAGAAAAGCGGGTTATCTCGAGATCCAAAAGATAGAAAAAAGAGCAATGGCTACTCGAAAGGCTTCTAATGCTTATTCAAGAGGCTTCTACGGTAATGAGATAGACAACATTGAGAAAAACCGAAAAGAGATAGCTAGACTCCAGGAGATGTACAAGGGTCTTCTTGCAATACAAGCTTCCGGAAAGAAAAAGACTGAAGTTCAATTTGATCTCAATGGGCCTGCTGAGAAAGTCAAAGTCGAGGATGCTATTGATATTATCCAGAAGAGGATTGATCTTTTAGGAAAAGATATAGAGGTCGCTGTTGATATTATTTATGACCAGGAACAGATAGATGCTGATGCTCAAGCAATGCTCGAAAGGCATAAACAAGAAATGCTGGAGATCGAGGATCTTGAGCGTGATTCTCTTAGGGAAAGAGAGGATGCTGCTATTGCTCTTATGGATGATCGTTTTGATAGGCAAAGAATTACAGAAAGAGCAGCTACCGAGAGGGCAATCGAGGATCTTCAAATCCGACTTGACCGAGAGAACGATCTTACTTTAAAAGCAAGACAGGCAATTAATAAACAGATAGTAGATCTCAGGAAGAAACTCAATAAAGACTTATTCCAGATTGATGCCGATGAAATAGAAGCCAATACAAAGGCCATACGTGACGCTGAGGACGCTCAAATCTCTGCGCTTAAGGAAACACAGGGCACAAGAAGATTAAGCTTGCAGAGAGGATATGAACGTGAAATAGAGGATCTTCAGTTTAGACTCGATACAGAAAAAGATCTCACAGATCAGGAGTATTATTCTATTGTTCAGCAGATGCTTTTCCGGTACGCTCAATATGTAAGAGAGAAGGAAGAACTCGAGGATGAGTTCAGGCTTGAAGATTTACAGAAAGAGATTGAGGCGAATAACATGAGGCTGGATGCTATATCAGAAAACTCTCGGGAGGCAATGATGATACGCCTTGATACTATTGAACTACAAAGGCAACAAGAACTCATACAGAATAGGCAACTTGCAGAAAAGCTAAGACAAGACGAAGATGCTATTAACAGGAAATGGGATCAGAAAGCAGCTCAGGAAAGGCTTAAATCCGAGAACACTATTAATAAGAATTTGCTTACTGCTCAACAAAGATATGATGCAGCTGAGTTTAATCTTCACATGCATTCCGAAAGGCAGAAGAACAAATTTGTTTTAAACCAAAGAATTGAGACTCTGGAACAAGAGCTTAACTACTATAAGAAATTTCTCAAAACTCAGACAGGCGAAGCAAGGAAAGCTATTCAAACTACTATTGATGCTATCGAAAAAGAAATTGAGGGGCTCAAAAAAGAAATGGAGAAAGGGCCTCGGATTAATAGCATCTGGGAGTTATTCGGGTTTGATTCTGATATGTCCGAAGCTCTTCAGACTGTTGCTGATGAGATAGTTGCTGGGCTTCAAAGAATAGCAGATGCAAGGATGGAGGTAGCAGAGGCAGCTTTATCCCAGGCACAAGCTGAAGTTGAAGCTGCTCAGAGGGTCCTTGATTTTGAGCGTGAAGCTAGAGCTAATGGGTATGCAAACCAAGTAGAGACAGCTCAGAAAGAACTTGCTTTTGCAAAGGAACAAGAAAAGGCAGCTATTAAACAAAAGAAAGAAGCACAGCAAGAGCAAGAGAGAATCGATACTAAGACTCAGGTCAGTTCACTTATTACAGCTTCAGCTAATCTCTGGTCTTCTTTGTCATCTATCCCTTATGTAGGTTATATCCTCGCAGCTGCAGCTATAGCTACTATGTGGACATCATTTACTGCTTCTAAGATTAAAGCAAAACAGATAGCTTCGGAGACTTACGGAGAAGGCACCGTTGAGCTCCTCTCAGGAGGATCTCATCAATCTGGTAATGATATTGACCT